TATAACCCCGATTGGGCACAGAAGCACGGCATGAGAGGATGCGGCACGTTCGAGCACATCTACAGGCTGGACGAAAACGGCCACGTTTGCGACTAGGAGGAACCACCATGAAGGAAAACGAATTGCTGGACCAGTACATGGACGCCATCGCCGAAATCCGGGATATGTGCCGCGAGATCGACGAAGCATTGCACGAGGCCGACCCCGAAAACATCACCCGCTGGAATCTGGGCCGGGCAAGGGAAATTCACCGCAGGATGGTGAAGGTGATGAAGTATATCGAGGAAACGAGAACGATGTGATACAATCCAACCCGCCGGGGAACCACCCGGCGGGAAACAGAACCGATAACAGGAGGAAACACCATGTATAACGCCGACAACATGCACAGATTTTTGGGGCCGGACGGCACCGACAACGACGCGCAGCGTCTCGCGGAGTTTTTGACCGGCAACGGGTGGACGCTGGAAATGCGCGACGGGCAATATGTGGCGTTCATGGGCGACGAGGAAATGACCGAGCAGGAATGGCAGGACGCGCTCGCCGAATGTTTCAGGGGATAGAACATGGCCGACGAAACGAAGCCCAGGAATCCAAACTGGGGCGGAAAACGCAAAGGTTCCGGCCGCCCGGTCGGCACCGGCACCGCCCCGCCCCGCATCCGCTACGGGTTTTCCCTCCCGCAGCCCGAAGCCGATATCCTGAACGAGACCGCAGCGGCCGAGGGTATGACAGTCCACGCCTGGATTGTCCGCCTGGTGCGCAAACGGCTGGGACTGGAGGATTGAAAAGTGAAGCCACGGGCGATAGGCACCCGTGGCTTCGGCGCTTCAGCCGTCGCCGAAACACCAGACCGCGCCGGGAGCGACCGTGGCCGCTGGCGCATGGACTGTTTACCTGCAATGGAGCCCAGCGCGATCATGCGACCATCATAACCGCTCGCACCGCCCGCACGCAACACCATTGACGAAAATTCTTGACAGATTCCAGGCGCGAGCCTAGAATCACACCATAAACCTACCGCAAAGGCAGACCCCGCCCCGCATCGAGGGCGGAATACATCGGCCCCGGTTGGTGCTCAGAGCAGGCGTTACCGCGCCCGCGCTCTAGCATCGACCGGGGTTTTTGCGTTTGGGAAACAGGCAATGCCACGAGAAGCGCCGAAAAAGAGCGGCCCAGGTAGGCCCAAGGGATCACGGAATAAAATAACCGTCGATATAAAAACGATGGTGACGACCGCGCTCAAAAACGCGGGCGGCGTGGACTATTTGACCCAACAGGCCCACGAAAATCCCAAGGCCTTCCTGCCCCTGGTGGCGAAATTGATGCCCAACAAAATCGAAGGCGACGCGGACAATCCGGTGCGCGTCATCCACACCATCACCCGGCGGATCATCGGCGGCAGGCATGGCGACGGCGACGGCGACGCATAACGGCGAGGTGGTGATCGACACCGCCGCCGTGTTCGAGCCCCTGCTTGGCCCGGCCAGGTACAAGGGCGCTTACGGCGGGCGCGGCTCCGGCAAGTCGCATTTCTTCGCCGAGCTATTGATTGATCAATCGGTTGATAGGAAGGTTGACGCCGTTTGTGTGCGCGAAACCCTGAAGTCGTTGGAGTTTTCAGTTAAAAAATTGCTGGAGCACAAGATCGAGGCGCATGGTCTGGGCGATTATTTCATCATCCAAGACCGGCAAATACTCTCCAAGCAAGGCGGCCGCATCATTTTTGAAGGCATGGCGAACCACACTGCCGACAGCATCAAATCGCTGGAGGGATTTGATATAGCCTGGTTCGAAGAGGCGCAGGCAGCCAGCCAGAAGAGCCTGGATTTGCTCCGCCCCACCATCAGGAAGCCCGGCAGTGAATTGTGGTTTTCCTGGAACCCGAACAGCGCGGACGATCCGGTGGACAAGCTGCTCCGGGGCGAGACGCCGCCGCCGGATTCCGTGGTGGTTGAGGCCAACTACCACGACAATCCCTGGTTGCCGGACGAGCTCAAGGTTGAACTGGAGTACGACAGACGGCGCGACCCGGACAAATTTGCGCATGTGTGGCTGGGCCAGTACAGGTCGCACAGCGAGGCGCGAGTGTTCCGCAACTGGAGCATCGAGGAGTTTGAGCGGCCGCCGGGAACCATCTACCGGTTCGGCGCGGACTGGGGTTACAGCGTTGACCCGTCCGTGCTGGTGCGGGCCAGCATCGAGGGCAACCGGCTCTACGTGGACTATGAGGCGTATCTGGTCGGCTGCGAGATAACCCAGTTGCCTGACCTGTTCGACACGATCCCCGAAAGCCGCAAGTGGTTCATCGTGGCGGATTCATCCCGCCCGGAAACCATCGCCTATTTGCAGCAGCACGGTTTTCCCAAGATCGCGGCGGCGGCCAAGGGCTCCGGCTCAATCGAAGAGGGCATCGAGTTTTTGCAAGCGTTTGACATTGTGGTGCATCCCAGGTGCCGCCACACCATCGACGAGCTCAAATCGTACCGCTACAAGACCGACCCGTTGACCGACGCGGTGACGAACCTGTTGGAGGATCGCAACAACCACGTGATCGACGCGCTCCGCTACGCCTGCGAGGGCGCGAGGAAGGCAGGCAGGGCGCGGCCCGCGCACCATCGCGCACCGGCCCCCGACTGGAGGGTGATCTGATGGACGCCAAGAGCCGCCATATCGACCTGGAGACGTTCGGCGCATGGATGCGCCAGATTCAGGAGCAGCCCCCGTGGCGGGCCAGGGCCGACCGCGAGGCGGACTACTACGACGGCAATCAACTGGACGCCGAAGTGCTGCGGCGGCAGCGGGAGCTTGGGATTCCCCCGGCAATCGAGCCGATGATTCAGCCGACCATCAACACGATATTGGGGCTGGAGGTCAAGCAGCGGCCGGACTGGAAGGTGGTGCCGGACGACGACGAAGAGGATGATGCGGTCGCCGAGGCCCTGAACCACAAGCTGAACAGAGCGGAACGGCACGCGGGCGCGGACGCGGCGTGCAGCGAGGCGTTCAAGAGCCAGATTTCCGTGGGCGTGGGCTGGGTCGAGGTGGCGCGGGAGAGCGACCCGTTCAAGTTCGGGTATCGGTGCCGCTCCATCCACCGCAACGAGATTTGGTGGGATTTCCTGTCGCGGGAGCCCGACCTGTCGGACGCCCGCTACTTGGTGAGGCGGAAATGGGTGGACGTTGACATGGCGGCGCTCATGTTCCCCAAGCATAAAGAGCTACTGGAGAGCGTGGGGCGCGGCTGGCAGGGCTACGACTGGGATGTGACGCTGGACGGCGGCGATACCCCGGCGCTGTACAGCGCATGGCAGCACGAGCGCGGCTGGAGCATCGAGGAGCAGGACTGGCGGGACGTGGACAGGCGGCGCGTGTGCCTCTACGAGTGCTGGTATCGGGTATGGGAGCAGGTTGACGTGCTCAAGTCGCCCGACGGGCGCGTCGTGGAGTTTGACGAAGCCGACCCGGAACACATTGACGCCCTGCTCGCGGGCGGGACGCTGGAGCGGGCCACAGTGAGCAAGGTAAGGCTGTCGTGGTGGTGCGGGCCGCATCTGTTGTCCGACGAGCCGACGCCGTATCAGCACCGGCATTTTCCGTATGTCGCGTTCTGGGGCTACAGAGAGGACAGGACGGGCGTCCCGTATGGGCTCGTCAAATCCATGATGTTTCTCCAGGACGAAATCAACGCCCGCATATCCAAGATGCAGTGGTTGCTCTCCGCGAGAAGCACCATCCGCACGGACGGGGCTGTACTCCAGGACGACGAAGAGTTTCGCCAGATGGTGGCGAGGCCGGACGCCGACATCATCCTCGACGCCGCGCACATGGCGCAGCCGGGGGCGAAGTTCGAGATTCAGCGGAACTTCGAGCTATCGCAGCAGCAATTCTCCCGTTTGCAGGACGCCCGCGAAGGCATCAAGCGGGTGACGGGCGTTACCGCCAATTTCGAGGGCAGCGCACAGGGCAACAACCAGAGCGGGCTGGCGGTCAACAGCCTGATCGAGCAGTCGGTCCAGGCCGTGACCGACATGATGGATAATTTCGCCAGCGCCCGGATGCAGGTGGGCGACATCCTCCTGTCGCTGATCATGCAGGACAGCCAGGCCGAAGAGCGCGTGATCGTGCCGGGTACGGTGGTGCGGGAAGACAGGGAAGTGATTCTCAACCTGCCGGAGTACGACGCCGACGGCAACGCGAGCGGCAGGCTGACGAACGACGTGCAGCGGGCGCGGCTCAAGGTCGGGCTGGAGGACGTGCCGAGCACGCCGAGTTTCCGGGCGCAACAACTGGCGGCAATGAGCGAGGCGTTCAAATCCATGCCGGTGCGCTACCAGGAGGCGGTGATGCCGTTCTTGTTCTCGCTGATGGACGTGCCGAACAAGGCGGAAGTCATGGAGGTTATCAAGCAGATTTCCCACCTGCCGACCGAGGAAGAGATTGAGCAGCGCATCAAGGACGAGGTGGCGAAGGCCGGGATGGAAGTGAAGGCCCGCGAGGTGGCGGTGAAGGAGCAGTTGGCGCAGCAGCGGGCGGAACTGAACGAGGCCACCATAAAGAAGATCGTGGCGGAGTCTGTGTCCCGCACCATCGAGAGCATCTACAGCGCGACGCAGGCCGGGATGCAGATTGCGAGCGTGCCGCAGGTCGCGCCGATTGCGGACCAGCTTTTGCGGAGCGCCGGGTTCGAGGATGCGGACGCCGCGCCGATAGTGGCCCCGCCGGGTATCCCGATGGCGTCTGACGCCGACGCCGGTAAACCGACGGCAGGAGGAGCAGGATACCCGGACGAGGCCCCCATGATGGAAGAGCCTCCGGTTGACGAGTACCAGCCGGAGCAGAACACCAGCCCCATGTTCCCGCCCAGGGCGAGGCCGGAGGCCGTGCCGACGCCGGACATGCCGGAGACCGCGCCCATGATGGAGCCGGACACTGGGCAGAACGCGGGCATCGAGCGGCCCGGCGTGGAGCCGCCGCCGGAAGAAATGTTTTGAGGAACTGCCGAGGATTCCTCGACGGTTGAACCATAAACGAGCGCGGCCCGGCGACAAGGGCGGGAGGAAGAATGGACGCGGTTGAGATGGAGAAATTCTACGAGGCAAATGCCGTGGACGGCGAGCTTTCCCCGGAGAAGACGGAGGAGCTTTTGCAGGCCGCTCTTGGCGGCGACGTGGACGCGGCGACGACGGGCGACACGGAGAGCGGGGACGCGCCCGGCCCCGAAGAGGCGAAGGCGGAAGAGACACCGGAGCCGAAGGAGGAAGAGGCGAAGGACCCCGAACTGGAACAGGCGACGGAGCCGGAAGCGGAGCCGGTGATCGTGGCGAAGGACGGGAAGAACACGATTCCCTACTCCGAATTGACCAGCGCTCGCGAAGAGGCGAAGAGCGAACGTTCGCAGCGGGAAGCCCTGGAGCGCGAGCTTGCGGCATTGAAGGCCAGATACGAGCCCGGCGAAGACGCGGACGGCGGCGAGACGCCGGACGCCGGGAGTGACGATCCGCTCGCGAAATTGCGGGAGGACTGGCCCGAAATCGCGGACGTGGTTGACGGTGCGCTGGCGAAGGAGCGAGAGCGCGTCAAGGCGCTGGAGGCGCAGATGGCGCAACTGCGGCCCACGACCGAGCAGGTTGAGCAGCTTGCGGCGGAACGGGCGACGGCGGCGCACTACAACGCGATCACCCAGGCCCATCCCGACGCGGAAAGCATTGTGAACAGCAGCGAGTTCGCGGCGTGGCGCGAGGCGCAGCCGGGCTTCATGCGGCAGATATTTGAAGTCGTGATGGAGCGCGGCACCACCGAACAGGTGATCGAGCTTCTGGACGGCTTCAAGCAGGCCAACCCGAAATGGGGCAAGGACGCTGCCGCGAGCGACAACGCGGCGAAGGAAGACCCGGCGGCGAGGCAGGCGGCGGTGAAGCAGGCCAGGGAGAAGGCGGCGGCGAAATCGGCCGCGCCGAAGAGCCTGTCCGACATTCCCGGCGCGGAGGCGGCCCCGACGGATACCGCCGAGGCGTTCATGCAGAAATCTCCAGAAGCGCAACTGTCGGCGATGATGAACATGCCGAAGGACAAGCGCGAGGAGCTTTTGCGGAGGCTGACATGATTACCGCCGAAACCATTCTCAACATCCTGATTCGCTGCGCGAAGCAGTTCATAGCGCTGGCGGAGCAGGCGAAGCAGGGCAAGTAGAAACGAAACCCAACAGCGGCTTTCCCCTCCCGAACGGGACGCGGGCCGCCTGACAGACCATCACGCCACTTTGTGGCCTCATGGGCAACGGGGAACCTATGAGGTCACAAAATGGCAAATACCCACATCCCCTACGGCAGCCCGCAGGCTGTCCAGATTCAGTCCATCGGACTGTTCGCGGCCGTGATGCAGCGGCCCACCACCATCGGCCGACTTGTCGGCAAGATGCCCACCCAGGGCGACGCGGAAAAGGTCATCCGCTTCCAGAGCTCCACCGAGATGCCCATCGTGCGGTGCCGCGACCTGGAGAAGAAGGCGGGCGACGAGGTGACGTTCGACCTGGTGAACCCCATCAACGGCAAGCCCATCATGGGCGAGCGCATGGCCGAGGGCTTGGGCGAGCGCATGTCCTTCTCGCAAGATCGCCTGCGCATCGACCAGACCCGCAAACCCATCAGCGCGGGCGGGCGCATGACCCAGCAGCGCACCCCGCATCAGCTTCGGGCTTTGGCGCGGGCGCTGGGCGAGAACTACATGCAGCGCTTCGAGGATCAATTGTCCCTTGTTCACATGGCGGGCGCTCGCGGCTACGCCGTGGACGCCGAGTGGGCCATCCCGCTCGAAGCCGACCCGGACTTCCGGGAGATCGTCGTCAATCAGGTCAAGGCTCCGACCCGCAACCGGCATTTCATCGCGGCGGCGGATTCCATCGAGCAGGTTTCCGCGACCGGCGGCGAAATCGCCATCAACACCACCGACCTGATGACCATCGACACCGTGGACGCGCTGCGGGCCAAGCTGGACAGCATGGCGCTTCCGCCGCCGCAGGTGGTGTTCGAGGGCGACCAGGCCGCCTACGACGCGCCCATTCGGGTGCTGCTCGTGAGCCCGCTTCAGTACAAGAGCCTGGTGCAGAGCAAGGATTTTCGCCTGCTTCAGGCGCAGGCAATGGCCCGCGCCCAGCTTGCCAAGAACAATCCCCTGTTCCTGGGCGAGGTGGGATTGTGGAACGGCATTCTCATCGTGAAGATGCCCAAGGCCATCCGCTTCTTCCCCGGCGACGTGCTCAAATACTGCGCGGGCAAGGACGAGGTGGAGACCGACACCGACAAGATTCCGACCGGCGGTTGGGACGGCTACGCGGTTGACCGCGCCATCCTGCTCGGCGGGCAGTCGCTCGCGGAGGCCTTCGGCAACTACGCCACCGGCGACGGCAGGCCCACCGGCGTTCCCTACTTCTGGAACGAGGAACTGCTTGACCACAAGGACAAGCTGGAGGTGCTGATCGGCAGCGTGGGCGGCAAGAGCAAAATCCGCTTCAACATCGACCACGGCAGCGGCGACGAGGCGACCGATTACGGCGTCATCGCCATCGACACCGCCGTGAAACTCATCTGATGGAGGAACGACAATGGCAACCATCACCAACACCAAACTGCGCGGCGTGCCGCTTCCGGGCAACGCGCCCTACGGCAACGTGACCGCGCTGGCCTATCCGATCTTCACCGACGACAAGGGCAAGTGGCTGGACGGCGACAGCATGGAGCCCGCCGCGAGCGGCGACGTGCTCCGGCTTGGGATTGTCCCGGCGGGGTTCCGCCCGCTGGACGCCCTGCTTTGCGTCAACAAGGCCGTGACCGGGCTTTCCGGCAAGGTCGGGTTTTCGTACTGCGACGGCGAGGACGACCCGGACGTGCCGCAGGACGACGACGCCTGGTTCACCAGCGCGAATTTCGGCACCGTGGGCGTCACCAAAAAGACCGGGGCCATTGTCGCCCCGCGCCTGCCCAAGGACGCTTTTCTCGAAGTGACGGCTTCCGGCGCTCCGTCCGCGGCGGGCGAGGCGTGGCTTGTGCTGATCGGCATCAACCACGGGGCGCTGTGATTCAGGGGGCGGGGACACCCTGCCCCCATCAACGAGAGGAACGACAATGCTGATTCGATA